TTATGCCTATAATTGACAAAATGTTAGGAATAACACAGAGCTTCATTGACCCAGATAAGAAAGAGAAGTCGTTTCACGTAGCTTTTGCTAAAAATGGTAGAAAAGCTCTCAATATAGCTGAGGATATCTTTGATCTGGTGGATGAGAACCTCGGAGACTTTCCTAAAAAGTTCAAAGCAAAATATAGAAAGCTTAAACGGAAGTTCAACGATTTAGATTAGATTAACTAACTATCAAAGGTGTTCTTAACAAGGCTTGTGCTTGGGGGCAGTGTTTTTTATAAAGAAACAGGTTTTAGCTTTAAATATATAGATAGACAAGCATAAGAATTATGCAAGCCTGGAAAAGACATGCATGGATTACAATCAATTAGATTGTAGACACATCATGATAGTACTAAGTACTTAGGTTTTAAAAGCTGGACAAGGAAAGAGAATGAACTGAACGTTCATTAACATACTCCAGCTATGCCTTATTAGAGCAATAGGTACCATGGATAGACAAGTACTCCAGTCTGGAGGTACATTATACCAGAGAGATACATACAGTAGCAGAACGCCTTACAGGCTATATTGTGTATACGTATGATGACCCTTATATGCAAGCAGGATAAACAGGTAACATAAGATAGATACGTGTTAGGAATCAAAAACAGTCGAAAGTTAGTAGCTTGTGAGGGAAATTTATTAAAAACTATAACATATCGGGTTTGAGCTTTAAATATATAGGTGTAGACAAAGAACTACAGCAATAAATAATTTAAGTGGTTGAAATATCTCATTATTTATGGTATAATATAAGTAGAGGGTGGTAATTGTATCATGCTTTAAAAAAAGGAAATAACCTAATGAGTATTTTTAACTGCGACGAAAGAGAAGAAAGAGAAATCCTTAAGAGAGCAAAAGCTACACTCCGGGGCCCAGATATAGTAGCTTACAACAAAGTGCGTACTGCTTCACTTAAAGAAGAATGTATGAGTTTCTATAGTGTTGGCATTCCGAGATGTGAAATATGCGGAGAGGAAGACATTGACGAGCTTTGCATTGATCATATTAATGAATGTGGCAAAGAACATAGAAAAGAATTGCCTGGAAGTGGCGGCGGAATGAATATATATAAATACCTCATTGATAAATCTTTCCCAGATGGGTTTCAAGTTCTTTGTGGTGACTGTAATTTAACTAAGAGTATTGTCTTTAAGAAAATTAGCAAGAAAAAAAGAGAATACGATAAGACGTGGTATAAAGAGCACCGTGAATTGGTAAGGGATTATTATAAAAAATATAATAAGCGTAATAAAACTAAATTAGCAAAATATCAAAAAGAATATAAAATAGAGAATGCTAATAAACTTGATGAATACAGTAATCGATATAGAAAAGATAATGCCACAATGTTGAAAGAAAAAGCCAAAGAATATTATAGAAACAAAAAATAATGCTGGATTTCCAGTTTATATAAAGCCTGAGGGGGCATAATGAAAACTAAAAAAGAGTATCAGAGAGAGTACTATCAAGAACATAAAGTAGAGTTATGTGAGCGACGGAAGAAAAAAAGACACCAAAATGGTACAAGCACAAGATATAACGATGGAAATAGTCTTTCAGTTCTAGATCCTGCAGAGTATCAACGACAGTACATGAAGGCTAATCCAGCTAAAAAGCATTGGAAGAGAGCTAACACAAGGTGCTTATACGATCCAAACTCTTCCTATTACATGACCGTGGACTTCGATATGACTACTGCAGATGTAGAAAAGGTTTGGATTAGAGATAATGCAGATGATTTATGTGAGCCATCAATCGATAGAATTGATGATAATCTTGGATACACTCTAGGGAATATACAATTTATTGAACTATCAGAGAATAAAAGAAAATCTAGACGAAAACGAGTGGGTATAAAATCATGAAGCAGAGAACATTTAAAAAGATTTTCAAAGAATTAGAAGCAAAGGTAAACGATATAGATAGGCTTATAGATGAGATTAATAAACAAAGTCCAAAAAGTTAGCTCGAATAGTGAAGAGGCACAGTCATGAGAGAAGTAATTTATGAGGATTTGACCATTATCTTTCAACAATGTACTAGATGTGGAGGTATGTTTTCTAAACTTAAAACATATGAAGAGACATCAAACCCCGTATTATGTTATAAATGTGCCGAAGAACATAATTTACCTATAACGGGAGGGGAAATATATGGCGATGAAATCAAGGAGGCTAGTACCCAGAGACGAGAGAGTTGGTAGAGGGATAGCGGCCAGAAATAGACATGGACACCCTTGGAACTACAGTGTAAATATCAAGTCAGGTACAGATACATCAGAAAGAGTCGAAGTTACTGCTTACAACCATGAAGACATGCTAGGTAAGCTAATTGTACTCCAGGGAAAGAAAGGAAAGAACCTTTACGTATCAGACATACAGAGATTTGGAAAGTATAGGACGATATGCAAGGATTATTAATAAGTTCTCTTAACAAGAGGGAGATAGATGATTATGATGAAAGCAATTAAAATAGTATTAGTATCAATAGCAGTATTACTTTTTAGCGTTGGATGTGATCTCACCGCGGGGAAAACATTCCCAAACAGTCCATTCAAAACAGAAGTAGCAGAAGCTGGTGTTATATATGGAGATTCTAATAGTGATCGCATATATGATGCACCAGAATGTATTTATGATTCAAGGAACAACTTAGTCTATACCGTGAGATAGATTCAACTTTACTGGGGGGTATATGAAAGATACAATGAAAGCAAGACTGCAAGAAAGAGTACGTATATATAGAGACTCTCCAGGATTGCCAGCAACATATGTTGAATTAGCACAATTGCTAGAAGATATACTAGAGATAGCTTCGGGGGAAGAAAAAAGAATAGGTTTTAATAAGACTATCAAGTAATACATTGGCGGGGATCTATCTTAACAGAAAGATTGGGCAGTTCCCCCTCAACTGTCACCCGCCATCTTAAAGATACAAAAAGGTAGTAACCATGAAACTAAGACACCTAAAATACAAGAAAAATCGTATTGCTGGAATGAATAGAAAGAACGCAGCCATAGCTGCTGGCTATTCTTATTCTTATGCTACGCACAAAGCTTTTAAGATTGAAGAGGTTGTCGAAAGTAGTATTCAGGATGCTTTAGAACAAGCAGGAATAACTGCTAAGTTCCAAGCTGAGGTCTTATTCGACTTAGCTGACCAAGACAACCCACAAGTACAAATACAAGCTCTTAAGCATATAGCCGAACTTAAGAAGCAAGTGGGAGCAAAGATAGAAATAGACAACAGTAAACATTACTCCAAGATTGAGTATTCATTCAAAGATTCTTCTACGGGCGAACGGACTGATCATCCTTCTAGCACCTTATTTGCTAGATAGCCCAGTAACACCTAATAAGGAGGTTTTATGTTTAATAAAAAAGAATATGCTAAGAAATATTTTCAAGAGCATAGAGAGCATCTAGGAGATTATAATAGAAAGTACTATAAAGAATGGTATCCAAAGAATAAGGATAAATTAAATAAAAAGTTAAGAGAAAAGCTTGAGGAATGGAGATCTTTTTTCGAGCAAATAACTTCTTGTGAATGCTGTGGTAAGCCAATAAAGTTCGCTAGTGGAGACACTAAGACATCATTACACTTTGATCATAGAAGTGGTGGAACTGAAGCGATAAAAGGTCATCCATCAAATTGGTTACGATGTCATGTTAGGAATAAGAAAAATGAAGAGATATTCCTATCGTGCGATTTTGGCAATTTGTGTAGTGATTGCAATTATAGATTACCAACTGTTGGAAGGCTAGAATTCTTAAAAAGAGCCTTAAGATACACTAAAGAGGGATTGTATGATAATAGAGAATAACATTAAAAAGGTGACCTTTGACTATTCTCCCCAAAAGTATCAATTAGACATTCACAATGATACACATAGATATAGGGTTGTTATTATTGGGCGGCGGGGAGGAAAGACAGAGTTAGCTATCAATGAGCTAATATCTAAGTCTGGACAGAAGCCTGGATTATATTGGTATGTTGCTTCTAGTTACAAGCAAGCCAAGTCAATAGCTTGGCGCAGAATAAAGAAGCTATTAGTAGTAGACCCATCATGGAAATTCAATGAAGTAGATCTATCATGTACAAATGATGAGTTAGATGTAAGGATAGAACTAAAGGGTGCAGATAACATGTATTCCTTACTTGGTGTTGGTTTGGCTGGTTTAGTTTTAGATGAGTGTGCTATATTACAAGAAGATGCATGGACAGAGGTGCTCAGACCTATGTTGTTAGACCAACAGGGCTGGGTTCTTGTTATATCTACGCCGAAGGGAAAGAATTGGCTTTATGACCTTTACATGAAAGGCTTAGATGAAGAATTCCCAACATGGAAGTCATGGATATATGACACCTCAATCAACAAGTACATCACGGCTTCAGAGATTGAAGAGATTAAGAAAGATATGTCAACACGGTTATTCAACCAAGAGATTATGGCTAGGTTCCTTGACGATGAAACTTCTGTCTTTAAAGGAATTAGAAAGTGTGCTATTTCGACTCTTGCAGAACCCATAGCAGGTGAATTCTATGTAATGGGTGCCGATCTTGCAAAACACCAAGACTTTACAGTTCTTACCGTTATGAACGCGAAGACAAGAGAAGTAGTAGCTTGGGAACGCTTTCAAGACATAAACTGGGTGGAACAGAAGAGTAGGGTACAATTACTGGCTAATAAGTATAACAACGCAATGGTTTTACTTGACAGCACGGGAGTAGGAGACCCTATACTAGATGACTTACAAGCAGCTATGGTATCTGTAGAAGGATATAAGTTTACCAATGAAAGTAAGAAGAGACTTATAAACCAGCTATCAGTTGCTATAGAGCAACGTTTGATTACATTCCCAGACATAGATATACTTGTTAAAGAGCTTATGGAATTTGAATTAACAGTAACTAAGGCTGGTAACTTTACTTATAATGCACCAAGTGGTAAGCATGATGATTGTGTAATAAGCTTAGCTTTGGCAGTCTGGGGAATAAAGTCTTATATACAGTCTGCTCAAATCGTAGAACGTAGAATTGATGAAGAGAAACCTAGGTGGGAAGACGTACAAGGTAGAGGTGAACTAATTGCTAGTGATGATGGAAAATCAGACAGCTGGGGTTACTAATATGATAAACACATTATTAATTATATTTACTGTTTGTTTATGTGCACAATTACGGAGAGCAGGAGGAGACGGACAGTCTCTTTATAGAAACCCTGGCGTTCCTATTGTAATAGCACTTTCTAAATTCATATTACTGCTTGCAATAGGATTACACTTTTCAGTGTTTTTATATGCATTAGGGTTATGGGCAGTATTACAAGGATTCAGTTATGGACTTAATGCACCAATACACAGGTTCTGGGTTTGGTTGTTTCGCAAGGGTGGAGAAGGAAATTATAGACCAGTAGAGATAACTACAAGAGCAACGTGTGGCTTCTTATGGTCACTGCCAGCAGCAATCTTTGCGATGACAACAAATGCTTGGGTGCCTATGATTGTATATAGTATATTCCTAACAGTAGCCAATGGGTTAATAGGTGGTTTGGTTAAAGATGTAGAGATGTCTGAGAGACTTGTAGGCGCTAGTGTTGCATTAGCAGTAATCGTATAAACGAGGAGTTTACTAGTATGGGATATAAATCAAGAACATCATATACATCAGGATTAAAACAGTGTCTTAAAGGATGCCATTGTGCTCAGTGCATGAAGAAGAGAGAACAAGCAGAACAAAAATTAAAACCTGGAAATAACAAGGATAAATTATGATTAGAACGACTCAAAGTCCAGAATCAATTAAAGAAATTCAGACTATTAAAATAACTCCTGAGGCTAAAGAATTTGTAGCAAAGCTTAAATCTGATATAGATGTTGAGTCTACCAATAAGGATAGTTGGAATGCTCGCATAAAGATATTAAGGGATCTTAGATATGGTTATAGACCTAGAAAGACTACACCATGGATAGGTTGTGCTAATTATTCTATTCCTGTCATAGACTCACATATAGCTAAATTGAAGCCAATATACATTAATCTATTTTATAATGCTTCTCCAATAGTTAACTTTCTTCCCTATGGCGCGGAAGATATAGAGCCGGCTAAGAAAAGAGAGCAGCTATTTGATTGGAGAATGAGGACGAAGGTAGACTTCTTTGATGATTATTGTATAGGCATAGATAAGATGCTAGAACAAGGTCAGGTAGTATTTAAGGTAATATGGAACTATTCTACTAGAACGTATACAGAGTATATTGATTTAGAAGACTTTGATGAAAAAACACTTGATGCTTTGCTTGATGAAAGACTTACTGATGAAGGCTTAGCACAAATTATGTCAGAAGAAACTGGCATAGATATGAACTTTGAAGAGAATGTTAAAGCAGTAGATGAGGCTATAGAAGCTTTCCGCGGCGGGGAAACTAAAGTAACTATGGACTTATTGGAAGTAGAAAACAATCAACCTCAAGTAATTGCTTGTGATGTAGCTGAAGACCTGGTTATCCCTAAAGATACAGTAGATATACAAGATGCTAGGTTTATTGATCATAAGATATTTAAGACGATTAATGATATTAAGATAGCTATGAGGGATGAGAAGTATGAAACGTTCCCAGATAGAGATATTGATTCATGGGGATCCAAGTCAGGCACAGCAGCAGATGACAAAAGAGCAACAGGAATAAGTAGTGAGAATGAAGTTGTAATGCTTCATGAAGTGTCTTGCTGGTATGATGCTAATGGTGACGGAATAAAACAAAAATGTATAGTTACTTATCCCGACGCAGATGAAAGCGCTATACTTAGGTTCATTGAGATACCATATGATCATGGTAGGTTTCCTTTCGAGCAGATAAGAAGAGAACTTAATGATCCTCTATTCTATACCTCAAGAGGAATATCTGAGTTAGATGAAGACTTCCAGATAGGTATCACACATGCAATGAACCAAGCTGAAGATTATGGTACTGTTACTAATGTGCCAGTAGTTGTAATGAAGAAGAATACTGTTACTAACATTAAGAATAGAAAGTATACTCCAGGTGAGGTTGTGGAGACTACAGGTAATCCAACAGATTACCAAATAAGACAGTCTGGTAATGTAGCACAACCAGTTCTTCTACAGTTCTCACAATATCTTAAATCATGGTCTGATCAAAGGGTTGGAGATGTAACTGCAGGTATAGGTTCTCAGAATAACCTTTCTGGACAGCAAACCTTGGGGCAGAAAACAAAAGCAGAAGTAAACCTTATATCACAATTAGGTAGAACAGTATCTAGTCTTGATGTACTAATATTCCAGCAACAAATGGTTAAAGTATACCATCAAATAGATGCCTTATATGATCAGTATGGCGACGACCAAGAAGAAATCCTCATCACAGGTGAACAGCCTATGAAGATTAGTAGAAGAGATATACAGGGTAAGTTTGATATAGTACCAAATGGAAGACTTGAAAGTACTGATCCAGCTCTTAAGGTTGGGATAGCTACTACAGCTCTTAGAACAGGAGCTAATGATCCTCAAATAAACCAGAGTGAGTTGAAGAAATTCTACTATGATTCTATTGATCCGCGATTAAGTAAGAAGCTCTTATATACAGATGAACAGATGCAGCAGAGACAACAGCAACAGCAGCAACAGCAGGAAGCATTACTACAGAAAAGTATTAAACAAGGACTCGAAACAGAGCAGATTAAAATGTTGCTAGAGATTCAGAAAGAGGCTATGTTAGTCCCGATCGAAGTTAAGAAGGCTGCAGCGTTACAACCCATTGAGGGATCGCCTCATAAAGAACCAGAATAAGGAGATACACATGAAGATGGTAGATATCGGAAAGAAGCGAGATTATGGTGAAGCAGTAGCTAAGAGCTCAAAAGATAAGATTTATTATCCTAGCCTGCGGATAGAAAAGAAAATAGGTGATTTTGAAATAGGTGATGAAGTTAATATAGTAGCAAAAGCGAAGGTATCTAGTCTACGTTCAGATGAATATGGGTACAGTATAGAGTTTCAGATTAAGCAAATAGGCGTTAAAGAGAAGACTGCTAAAGATGCAATAGACAAGGCAGCAGAGAGTATGTTAAAATAAACTAAATGAGGGAGAATAAATGAATATTAAGTACATCATTATAGGCAATGGATATATAGGAAATTATTTACTAAAGAATTTAGAAGCTTCAACTATGGTAACAGGACGTATTAATAGCACAGATAATGCTGAAGGGATTCTTTCTGGCTATAGCAAGTGTACTGTAATAAATGCTGCAGGAGTTACTGGTAGACCTAATGTTGATTATTGTGAAGATCACAAAGCAGAAACAGTAACGGGTAATATAGCTCTTCCTTTAATGGTAGCAGAAGCTTGTGAGAAGCTAGGTTTATATCTTATTAATCTAGGCAGTGGTTGTATATACACAGGATATGAGAAGGAATGGACTGAAGAGGATGAACCTAACTTTGAAGGGTCTTTTTATTCGCGCTGTAAGAAGATGTCACAAGAACTAGTTAATAAGTTTCCAAATACATGTACATTAAGGTTAAGGATGCCTATTGATGAGAACATGGAAGCTAGATGCTTAATAACTAAACTCCTTGCTTATGTGAATAAAGGTAAGTCTATTATGTCTGGCAATAAGAACTCAATGACCTACTTAGGAGATCTAGCTAAGGCTATTGTTGCTTTGAGCGCGAAGAAACAAACAGGTACATTCAATGTAGTAAATGATAATCCTAAGACAATGATACAGATACTAACTATGTATAAAGAGATTGTAGACCCAACATTAACATGGGTAGAGGCACCATATGAGAAACTAGACCTTAAAGCCCAGAGGTCTAATTGTGCATTATCTAATGAGAAGGTAAAGAAATTTGTAGATATGCCTGATATAGACTTAAGGTTGGTGTGCATGTTAAAAGAGATAGCTAAACGGGACATCTGTTTATCATAGCTTATACTTAAAAGCGAGGGAGAATAAATGAAGATTGAAGAACGTATGGAACGTAACAATCAAGAAGATCAGGTAGAGATAGGAGTTATAGTTAAGTCTGCTTTAAAGGGTAATTTTGGTAATGTGATGAAAAATATTATTGAAGGCATGAAGGCAGAATACCTGGTTAACAGTGAAAGCGATACTAATCTACCAGCAGATAGAACGCTAGGAAGACTAGAAGCCTTAAGTAAATTGCAAGATAGGCTAGACTATTGTGTTAGTATTAGTATACAGCTGCAAGAAGAAATAAAAGAAGAAGCTAAAGTTTAAAAGAGGGAACATGACCCTTTTGGAGTCCCCAAAGACTAAAAACTTGAGAGAGCCTCAACTCTTTAAAATGTGAAAACCCAAAGGAGATTTAAAATGGTAGTAAAGAAAACAGCACAATCAGCAGAACAAAAACAAGAAGAGGCAGATTTCGTAGATGAACAGAGAACAAAGGCATTGAACTCAATTATACCTACTCTTGATTTACCGGCTTCTGAAGAAGAAGTAGAAGATCCAAGAGAAGAGCTGGATAAGATTAGGTCGCAGGAACAAAAAGATTTAAGAAAGAAACAGAAAGAAGGTCAAGAAGAAGCTATAAAGAACCAGGAGGATGAAGAAGATACAGGTGAAACTAAGAAAGATGATGATAGCGATGATGATGAAGATGATGATGACGATCTAATACCAAAGTCAAAAGTTGATAAGAGATTTAAGAAACTTACAGCTAAGATCAAAGAACTTGAAGCCCTTAATGCTCATGCTCCTGAACAGCAACCTGTTGCAGATTCTGATACTGCAAAACTTAATAACATGAATCCAGAACAGTTGAAACAGACATTAAGAGATGTAAGAACAAAATCACTTCTCTTAGCTTCTAGTGAAGACGCGGCAGAAAAAGACCAGTTAAATGATTATGTAGACCTTGAGATGAAGATACATGATAGTATCAATACTTATAATGCAAGGTTCTATAATGACCAGGTTAAAGAGCTTGATAAGGTGATAGCCTCTGTTGAGTATGATGAGGAGATTGAAGATACGAGTGGAGCTCAAGCATCAATAAAGAAGATAGCTGAAGGCATATATCAAAAGTATCCTAAAATGCAATCACTTAAGACCGGGATGAAACAAGCATATCAACTTGCTATTGAGCATTATAAAATATTACAAGAAAATGGTATAGAGAAAGATGAAACAAAGAGAGTCAAGAGAGAGAACGTTAAGATGAAAAGAAAGGTTACACTTGATTCTTCTAAGGTAAAAGGTGGGGCTAAATCAACAAAGAAATTAGACTTACTTCGTAGGAAGCTTAGTCAGAGTGGTGTTACAGATACTGACAGATCTGATTACGTAAAAGAGTCTCCTATATTCAATGTTGACGAACTAGTACCTGACCAATTTAAAGACTAAACAACCGAGCGAAAGAGGTCATTCCTCTGGCGGTGCCTAATCACCGCCTAGCTCATTATCTATTAGGAGATGAATATGAAGACATGTTGTGTATGTAAAGAACTAAAAAATGGTAGCGAATTTTGTAAAGATAAATATACAAAAGATGGACTATCTTGTAGGTGTAGAGAATGTAATAGAAAAAGAAACAAAATAGATTGGTCACTTAATAATGTAAAACGCAATAAAAAGAAAAAAGAGTATTACAAAAATAATAAAGATATGTGTGATAAACTTAATAAAGAATGGCAAAACAATAATAAAGAACAATATAAACTTGCAATAAGAAAGAGCAGAATTAAGAAAGACTATGGTATTACAATAGAAGATTATAATAATATGTTTGCTAAACAAGATGGTAAATGTGCAATATGTGGAATACATCAATCTTACTGGAAGCGTAGGCTTAACGTAGATCATGATCATAAGACTGGGATTATAAGAGGATTATTGTGTGATTATTGCAACAAGGTACTTGGATTTTCCAGAGACAATATAAACATACTAACAAAATCGATAAAATATTTAAAAAGAAATTAGCCCAACACTGTCGCCCGTGACATTAAATGAGAGCAGAGCCTGAGACTCTATAACCTTTGAATTTGTTGAGTGAGCCTCCCACCGGCTATAAATGAGAGAAGAAAAAATAGTTAGCACTACATAGAGAAATATATTATTAAACATGTGGGGGGGATATACACAACTAAGGAGGTATATTATCGCAGGTTATTTGACAACGTACAGCACGGCTGGAAACAGAGAAGGTCTTACAGATGTGATTAGTGATCTATTTGCAGATGAGACTCCATTGTTTTCAATGTCGGCTAAAGTAAATGCAACAAGTACTAAACATGAATGGCAAGTAGACAATCTTGCAAGCGCAGCAACGACTGCAGTGGTTGAAGGTGCGGATCTTTCGTACTCAAGGCCTGAAGTAAGAACTAGACGTATGAATTATACTCATATTCGTCTTCGTAATTGGTCTGTATCTTTCACGCAAGCAGCTGTTACTACGGCTGGTGTAAAGAATGACGTAGCTAGGGAACTAATGAAAGCTATGAAAGCAATTGCAACTGATTATGAAAAGATCTTTGTTAATACTGGAACGACTGCTGCAGGTGATTCTGCAACAGGCAGAACTGCAATGGGTCTTTTAAAGGCTATCAAGACTAACACTGGTGTAGGTTCTGGTGGAACGTCAGCGTTAGCTAAAGTACAGCTTACTGAAGATTATGTAAATGATAGATTGGCTGAAATATGGGATGCTGGTGGAGATCCTAGAGCTCTTATTTGCGGATCTTTTCAGAAGAGAGTTATTGCTAAGAAATTCTCTGCTAAGACTGGCTTTAGTTTTAATATCGAAGCTTCGACTAGGATGGCAATACAGAATATCAACAAGTACGAAGGTGCTTTTGGTACTCTTGATATAATCCCTGATCGTCAAGCTCAGGCTGGAAGAATTGCAATAATTACTCCAGACCAGATAAAGATAGCCGTTCTAAGAGATATACAGCAATATAGAGGTGCTAGTACTGCTAGTAACATCAAGGGCTGGGTTGAAGGAGAAATGACTCTTCAGTTCGGTAATGAAAAAGCTCATGGTGAACATAGCGCGCTCCATACTAGTGGCGCAATATCCTAGCATTAATAAATCACTAAAGTAATAGAACTAAATTGTCTATCGGGTGGCTGGTGCTTTAGCCGGCTGCCCTTTAGACAACAACATTGGGGGTGAGATATGTTAAGTAAGGATTGTAAACTAGCATTGATAATTGGTTGTCAAAGATGTGGAACAACAAGCTTGTTTAACTATCTTAAAGAACATAAAGATATTCTTCCTTGTGACATAAAGGAAACATATTTCTTTAATAGGTTTTACAAGAATGGTAAGCAATGGTATGAAGCTCATTTCCCAGCGGGCGAGAAAGGACAGTTAGGATTAGAGGCTACACCCTTTTATTTCTATCATAAGTATACAGCAGAAAGAATATATGAGACTTATGGTAATGATGTCAAGTTAATTGTGTTAATGCGTAATCCAGTAGAAAGAGCTTATTCACATTTTAAGCTTAATAAGAAAAGGTTTAATAATAGTAATGGTAGAATACACCATGAACCATTAGAAGACTTTGAAGATGCTTTACAAATGGAGCCGATAAGGTTAAAGGGCAAAGAGACAGGAACGTTTGAACAGTTTGTATACTCATATGTATCTAAAGGCAGATACAGCGAACAAGTAGAGAGATGGTTTCAAATATTCAACCCTGAGAACTTCTTGTTTATTAAGTCTGAAGATATGTTTGAAAATACTCAAGATGTATATAATGCTATACTTAATTTCTTGGGGCTTAAGAAGCATAGGTTAAAAAAGATCTTAACATACAATTCAACAGATAAGAGCGAGATTGAACCAGAGCTTAGAAAGAAGCTAGTTAAATACTTTGAACCACACAACGATACTTTATATAAGATGTTAAATGTTGACTTTAAATGGAGATAGAGGGATAATATGAATAAAGACGTACAATATAATGAAGAAGGCATGAAAGTTAGTGCAATGAGGCGAGTGTTGAAACAGTCTGCTAATGCCTTAAAAGATCCTAAATTCATACATAAATGTATGGACGAGTTCATGAAGACAAAGATAGCCATGTTTCCTAGGTTGTTGGCCGAGGTAAGAAACGTTAACCTTTTAAAGAAAAAACAATTTGTAGATATGGGTAATTCAGGTGGGTGGTCTGAGAAGAAGGATTTTAAGTGGGATTATGAAATACCAACAGAACTATATACATTCATGATTAATATGGTTGCTAGAGACTTCTGGAGCGAAGAAAACGAAAAGCAATGGAGAATGTTCATGGATGGTATAATGAAGAATGAAGATCCAACATTCTTGTTATATAGAGCTAAACTGCATTTTGATGGTAACGAAGAAACAAAGAAGCTTATAGTAACAAATTAAAAAGGGGGGATTATGGGTTATACGTTGAAACCTTTAGCAGTTCGGGAATTGAGTAGTGAGTCAGTTTTTTCCTCTAGGTTCGTAGTTGAAGTAGCAGAACAGTTTCATATGCATTATAGAAACTTAAGGATTATACTTGGCGTTACAGATTTCAAAGAGATAGCTAAAGGATTTATACAAGCACTTAATAGATGGGATAAACGCGGTAGACCAGAGCCAAAAGAAGGTACACACATAGAGTTATGTAGGAAGGCAGTTAGTGGTAAACATAATGACGGTGTAAAAATAAATCTAAATAAGAATTTATACAACCTTAATAAAGGTAAAATCTTTGCAGATGGTGCAGACTTCGAAGAACCAACTTACATACACTTGAAGGTAAGAGATGTAAGGTTAGAGTTAAGCATTGATGACTTTAAGGTATTCGCAGAAGCAGTAGAAGAAGCTAGGGGGAAGTTAAATGAAGATCAATAAGCCTATAGAAGACATAAAGATTGGTATGCTCGTTCCTTGTTATAAAAGGCATGAATATACTAGAGAATGTATTAAGGCTTTGGAAAAAGCACAGGAATATAAAAATACATACTTCTACCTAGTTGATGATGGGTCTAATGATGATACTAACAATATTCTACTTCATGCAAAACTTCCAAACATTACTTTCATTGCTAATAATGAAAATAAAGGCTTAAGGCGTACAGTAACATCTTTCTTTGATTGGGCCAGAGAGTTAAAGCTAGATATAATTGGTATAGTTGGTAATGATGTTCTAATGCCAAAGAACTGGTTAGATAGTATGTTAAAAGCATTAACTAGTACAGACCTTGATGTAGCTTCGTGTAATTATATGCCATCTAATCCAGCTTTTACTCAGGGGTATATTGATAGCAGTACAGATGAATATAGATTGGCTCACAATATAGTTGGTCTTTGGTTTATGGATCGCCGATTAACAGATGACATAGTATTTGAGAAAGCAGATTTATATGGTATTAGTGGATCGACAGCAATACTGAATCAGATTAAGGTAGACAAAGATCCAAAGATTGGATGGATAGTTGATGTAATGGCAGAAGATATTGGGCATTGGAGCGGAGAAGGTAAAGGGCATATAAAGAGCAAAGAACATAGAGAGTATTATTTAGAAGTTGGTAGGCGCATAACTTGGTAACTAAATGAGGGAGAACAAAATGAGCGATAAAGTGCATGCTGTAGTTGGATTGGGTGAGATAGGAAGTGCAATACATGATATAATAATAGATTCTTGTTATGTAGTTACTTATGATTTGCTTGACGGAGAACTAGAAGATAATACAAACGATATTTACATATTACACATATGCATACCTTTTGGTGAAACATTTGTAGAAGATGTAATCAAGTATTCAAACAACTACAATCCTAAATATATAGTAATACACTCTACTGTTGCTGTTGGAATCACGGGGATAATAGGTAATAAATTAAAGATTCCTGTTATGCATTCTCCAGTAAGAGGCAAGCATCCAGAGCTAAGGGAAGAAATAGAAAACAACTATATAAAGTATCTAGCCTTTGATAATGGATATGCAGAAGAAGCTACAGAAGTAGCCAATGAGCTTGAAAGTCTAGGTATGTCTATTAAGACAGTATCAGATACAAAGAGAACAGAGCTTGGTAAGATACTATCATTAGCACGTTATGGTGTTTACATTGCCATGGCGAAAGAACAAGAATCAATTTGTACAGCTTTTGGATTAGGATATGAAGAAGTTGTTTCTGATTTTGAATTTACAAGGAACGCAGGAGTAGAAGAAAACTTTAAACAACCAGTTCTTTTTCCGTTTGATAAGTATGTAGGTGGACATTGTGTTACAGAAAATATGGGTTTATTGCTAGCCCAATTACATAGATGTTATAATTTACAATCTAAACTAATAAGTACTGCTCTTGATATCGATCGTGGTACAGTCGTTTGGGAAAATTGCAACGTGTATCTTACGGCAAGGATAGGTAAGGGCGTTTCAATAGGAACTGGAACGGAAATAGGAAATGAAGTAGTTATAGGTAATGATACTAGGATTGGTGCTGGATGTTTTATTCCAGAAGGTGTTGTCATTGAGTCTAATTGCTTTATAGCCCCTGGCGTGAAATTTAGTAACGATTTAAAACCTCGCTCAGATAAAGAGTGCTGGGGGAAAACGCTCGTAAAAGATGGAGCTGTTGTGGGAATTGGCTCTGTTGTGTTGCCAGATGTCACAATAGGAATTAATGCAGTTGTTGGCGCGGGGTCTGTGGTTACACATGATGTTCCCGATGGAATGGTTGCTTATGGAAATCCAGCTAGAATACACGGATCCAAAAAAGAGGTGTACAGTAAATGATTGTAAACTGTGCACTATGTAATAAAGAATTCAATAGAAAACCATCCAAGAAAGAAGGTTGGGGGGAAATACTAGTTAAGAAAAATGCAGTAATTGGTATGGGTTCTATAATATTACCTGGCGTTACAATAGGTAAGGGTGCTATGGTAGGTGCGGGGAGTATAGTTACCAAAGACGTACCTGACGATGAGAAATGGTTTGGGAGCCCTGCTGAGCCACATGGTGCGAGGGATAAAGATGAATAAAACTTATTTAATCCTAGCACCCCATACAGATGATGGAGAGTTTTGGGCTGGTGGGAGTATTGCACGGTGGATAGAAGAAGGTAACAATGTATACTATGTAGCCTTTTGTGCACCGCCTGATGAAAAAGAAGGTAAATCAATAGTTCTTAGAAAAGAATTAAATGAAGCTACAAAGATTTTAGGGCTTAATTTTGATAATGTACGATTAACTGATTTCCCAGTAAGGGAATTTTCAAAACATAGACAAGATATACTTGATTACATGTTATTTCTGAAGAAAGAGATAAATCCAGACATAGTATTATTACCATCAACTAATGATACACATCAAGATCATAAGGTTATTTCAGAAGAAGGATTTAGAGCATTTAAGTTGTGTTCAATTGTAGGCTATGAGTCACCATACAATAATATGCAGTTTAAAACTGGCATGTATGTTAAACTAAGCAAGAAACACATAGAACGCAAGATAGCTGCTGTAAAAAAGTATAAGTCTCAAGAAGATAAGATATATGCGAACGAAGGGTTCTTTAAAAGCTTAGCGCAGGTAAGAGGCGCGCAAATAGGAGCAGAGTTTGCAGAATGCTTCGAAGTGATTAGGGTGATAGAATGATTAATTATCTACCAGTGCCGTTTCCAGGATATGATATAGATGATTGTAGAAGAAAAGATTCAGAGGAAAGGTTTCAGGTAATAAAAGATAATTGTTGTGATATAAAGGATAAGTCAGTTATAGACCTATGTAGTGCTAATGGGTTCTTCCCATTCAGATTCATACAATGTGGTGCTAGTTATGCTGCGGCGGTAGAATTAATTGAAGAGCAGGTTATGTTTATTAACAAAATAGCTAAA